CGCCAATACGACCAGTGGGTGCAGTGTAGTGACGTATACGGGTACGGGAACAACAGGCACTATTGGTCACGGCTTGGGCGTTGCGCCCAGCTTTATCATCGTCAAGTCTCGCAGTAACGTAGATGAGTGGTATTGTTATCACGCAAGTCTTGGTGCAACTCAGAGAATACAACTCAACCAAACATCTGCTGCTACATCTACAACTTTGTGGAATAGCACAGCGCCGACAAGTTCAGTTTATTCTGCTGTAGGCGGTGGTTCTGCAAACGTCAGCGGCTGGACTATAGTTGCCTACTGTTTTGCCGCAATCAAAGGCTTCAGCGCATTTGGTAGCTACACGGGTAACGGGTCTACGGATGGGCCGTTTGTGTATTGCGGATTTCGTCCACGGTGGGTGATGCTCAAGGTTTCTAGCACCGCTGGATATGATTGGCTTATATATGACTCATCCCGTGATACATACAACGTCACCCAAAACAATTTACGGGCAGATACAAGTGACGCAGAAAGCACGCAGACAGCAAATTATTTAGATTTTTTATCTAACGGTTTTAAAATTCGTGGAAGTTCTGCGGGTTCAATTAACCCTTCTCAAACCATAATTTACGCCGCATTTGCTGAGTCGCCTTTTCAAAATTCTTTAGCAAGGTAACCCCATGTTCGCAATTGTCCAAAACAACACCATCGTCCAACTTGTACCCGAGGGCACAGCATTCACGCTTGACGAGGTTCAGTACCCCGCCAACTGGTGCAACCTGTCCACACCAGAAGAAAAGACTGCCATCGGCATGGTCGATGTGATCTACGGTCAAGCACCGTCAGACATTTACTATTGGGTAACGCAAAATGCGCCAGCCTTGGTTGATGGTCAGGTTGTAGTCACTTACACCAGCACCCCCAAGGATTTGGATCAAACCAAGGCTAATTGCAAGTCACAAATTAACGCTACAGCTTACTCAATCCTTTTGCCGTCAGACTGGATGGTGGTCAAGGCTACCGAGACAAGCACCCCAATTGATCCAGCGTGGAACACTTGGAGACAATCTATCCGTGTCACGGCGGGTGATTCTGTTACGGCGGTCATGGCGGCGGCTGATATGCCAGCCCTTGAAGCTGTGATGGGTAGCATCACTTGGCCTCACGATCCTGATTATGTTCCACTAGGTGTTTAAATGAAAATCTCTGACCAACTTATTAACAGCATCCTTGGCTACCTTGGCACACGCCCATATCAGGAAGTGTTCCAAATGATTGAAGCCGTTCAAAAAGAAGCTCGTGATGTTGCTCCAGAGCCTGAAAAGCCAGCGGAGTAAACATGGAAGCCATACAAGAACTTGCCACTGAGACTGACAAGCGATTAAGTGTTCACGAGGCAATTTGCGCACAACGGTACGAAGGCATTCAAGCACGCTTTGACGACGGCTCCAAGCGCATGACTAAGATTGAGTACCTTTTGTACGTTGTGATTGCGGCTGTGCTCCTCGGCCCCGGTGTAGCGGCAGAGCTTGTTAAAAAGATTATTGGGATATGACCTGAACCCGTAACTCCAAGGAAAAGGCGGTGCTGGCAGACCATCGTAATCAGGTCAACGTCTGCCCCAGATTGCGTGAAATATGATTGATCCAATAACCATTGGTGCGGCGTTTGCAATAGCCAAGAGCACGATTGCTGGCGTCAAAGAAGCAATCAAGCTCGGTAAAGATATTAAAGAGTGCAGTGGCGATCTGATTAATTTTTTTGAGATGCATGACACCGTTGAAAGGGGTGCAAATCAAGATAAAGCTAAGGCGTCCAACTCAGAGATGGCTCAAGCACTTGAGTCCGTGATGCAAGCCAAATTTCTTAGGGATGCCAGAACTAAACTTAAAGAGCAGTTGATTTGGTCGGGCCAAGGTGATGTGTGGGAAGCGATTCAAGCCGAGTACAACATGATTGTTGCCAACAGAAAACGGGAAGAGCGTGCGGCGGAGGCCAAGGCCAAGCGAAAGCGGGAGAACTTAGCAGAAACAGTAAACATTCTGCTGATTGGATTTGCTTCTATTCTTGCGGCAGGGTTTGTTGGTTGGGGTACGTTTGCATTTGTTATGTACAAACTGAGGAATTGATATGAATTGGGCAGATGTAATGAAGGCGGTGATCCCCATTGTGGTGGCATCACTTGCGTGGCTCCTTGGCGAAGTGTCCTCTTTCAATACCCGTCTAACCAAGATTGAAGGTTCCATGCCTGCGCTGATTACAAGCCAAGGCGTACCCACAGACAGCCCACTGTCGGCTGAAGCTCGGCACAAACTGAAAGAAGAAATTTACAAAGAAATAAACAGCCTGTTTGTTAAAGTAACTCTGCTTGAAGAGCGCCAGAAAGGAAAATGAAATGTTAGGACTTGACGCAATTTTAAATATCGGTGGCAAGCTCATCGACAAACTGATTCCTGATCCTGAAGCCAAAGCCAAGGCCCAGCTTGATCTAGCGGTATTGGCTCAGAATGGTGAACTGGCCGCAATGGCAAATGAAACCAAACTGGTGGAGATTGAGCAGACCAATACCAGCGACCGTTGGAAAGCCGACATGGCTTCCGACTCTTGGCTATCCAAGAACGTGCGCCCTATGACGCTGGTCTACATCTTGAGCGCCTACCTTACATTGGCAATTTTAGACGGCACAGGTTTTCACATTGCTGAATCCTACGTCACTTTGTTGGGCCAGTGGGGTATGCTGGTGATGGGCGCATATTTTGGCGGTAGAACGCTTGAGAAGCTGGCCGACTTGCGGAGCAAGAAGTGAATCTGACTCCAAACTTCACCCTTGAAGAGTTGACGATCACAGAGCACCGTCAGTTCGACAACACTCCAAACGAGGCTGAGAAGGCCAATTTAAAGCGTTTGGCGGCGTTTTTGGAGGAAGTTAAGACCCTACTAGGCGGCAAACCAATTATGGTCAACAGCGCCTTCAGGTCGAAGCAAATCAATGATGCCGTTGGATCAAAGGACACTAGCCAACACCGCATTGGTTGCGCGGCTGACATCAGGGTTCCCAGCATGACGCCAGACCAAGTAGTGAGGGCCATAATTGCCTCAAAGCTGGGTTACGACCAAGTCATCCGTGAATTTGACCGCTGGACGCATATTTCCGTGCCAAATGCGGCTGGAGTCGCCCCGAGGAAGAGCAAACTGATTATCGACAAAGCAGGAACCCGTGCATTTGCCTAATAAGGCGCACGGCAATACAATGTCAAGCAATATCTTGAGGAAATAGCCGTGACCACAGCCAGCGTTATGACATACGACAGTTTGGTCGAAAACGTCCAGTCTTATTTGGATCGTACTGACGACGTCACTCTTGCCAAAATCCCGCTGTTTATCATGCTGGCAGAGCAGATTATTGCTTCCCAAATCAAATTCTTAGGCAACCTGACTGTCAACACAAGCGCAATGACCATTGGTCAGCCCATCATTGACAAGCCTGCACGGTGGCACAAGACAGTCTCCATGAACGTCACCGTGGCGGGTCAGAAGACCCCTGTTTTGCTTCGTAAGTACGAATACTTACGCGAGTATGCTCCTGACGCAACAGTGACTGGCGTGCCTGCATACTACGGCGACTACGACTATACGCACTGGTTGGTGGCTCCGTCCCCTTCTTTGGCGTATGAGTTTGAGGTTCTGTATTACGAGCGCGTCCAGCCCTTGGATTCGTCCAACCAGACCAATTGGTTCACTACTTACGCCCCACAGGCGTTGCTGTATGGCTCTTTGTTGCAAGCAATGCCGTTCCTAAAGAACGACGAGCGTATGCCTATGTGGCAACAGAACTACGACTTGATCATGCAAACTTTGAAGGCGGAAGACATCCAGCGCATCGGGGATCGTCAGGCCGTCGTACAGGACACTTAAATGAGCTACAACTCCCCATTCACTGGCAACGTCATCCAACCAACGGATGTCGCATACCGTAGCATCACGCTCACTGCAACCTTGCAGTTGACTTGGCCGATTAACGGGACAACGGCTGATGATGCCGCCGCAAGGATCATGGAGGTCTCCTCCAGTTCTTCATCCTACTTTTTGCAGATGCCTCCAGCCAATCAGGCGTCTGTTGGTCAAGATGCATTGATCCGCAACGTGGGCGCGGTTTCAATTACTGTCAAGAACTTTGGCGGGGCAGGCACGATCATCACAATCCCCGCAGGCTCTTCGTACTACATCTACATCACTGCCAACCCCACTACAACAGGGACTTGGGGCATCATTGCCTACGGCATAGGCTCTTCGGGCGCAGACGCCGCAACCCTTGCTGGATATGGATTGTTGGCAATTGGTCAGACGCTGAACCAAAGCCAGCCTGTTACAACATTCTCAACAAGTTACACCGCAGTTGCGGCAGACCGCTCAAACACTTATGTGTGGACGGGCGGCGCAGGAACGCTGACGCTAACATTGGCTTCAACCCTTGCTGATAATTGGTTCATGTTCATCCGCAACAGCGGAACGGGAGCCCTAACGGTTGCTGGAAGCGGCGGCAATACGATCAACGGGTCTGCAAGCATTATTTTGCAACCCGGTGACTCGGCCATCATTGTGTGCAGTGGAACAACTTTCTACACCGTTGGCTTAGGTAAATCGACCCAGTTTGCGTTTACTCAATTGTCTAAAGCTGTTACGACTGGCTCGTACACCCTGACCGCCGCAGAAGCCTCCAACGTCATTCAGAAGTACACAGGGGCTTTAAGTGGCAACGTGACTATTGTTGTGCCAGCCACTGTGCAGGTCTATTACATAGTCAACGCCACAACCAACGCATACACCCTGACGGTGACCACAGGCTCTGGAGCCGCCGCTGTATTGACCACAGGAACTCAAGCCACGTTGGTTTGCGATTCGGTTAACTTGTACAACGCTAACACCATTCTTGCTGGCTCAACAAACATCAGCTTGAACAATGGCTCTGTTGGCGCTCCATCTTTGAACTTTGCCTCTGAAACAACTACAGGCATCTACCGAGCCGCTTCTGGTGAATTTAACATTGCCATTCTTGGCGTGAATTTGTCTACTTTGAACGCAACAGGATTGGCAATTGCTGGCACAGGAAACTTTACAGGCGGCATTTTTGGCGGTACATACTGATGACCAAAAAAGTTCTTTCGATTGATACACAGCCCGGTATCCAGCGGGATGGCACTGTATTCGACCTGAGCTTTTATACCGATGGACGTTGGGTTCGCTTCCAACGTGGTCGCCCTCGCAAGATCGCAGGCTACCGTTCCATCACTAATCAAGCCAAGGGATATTCCCGTGGCATCTACGTCAACTCGGTTAACGGAAACAACCAAGTCTTCAACGGTTACAACAATGGCCTTCAAGTTGTCAACATCAACAACGACGGCATTGGCTCTGGTATCAGTGACTTTACCTTCAGCGGTGGCATCCTGACCACAGGAACCCTTGTTGGCGGCTCCCTGTACACCAATGGCACATATACCCTAGTAACGCTCACAGGCGGCACGGGTAGCGGTGCGAAGGCCACTATCGTGGTTTCTGGCGGCGCAGTGACATCGGTGACCATTACCACTAAGGGTAATTACTACCTTGTAGGGGATACGCTAAGTGCCACAGCCGCATCTATTGGTGGAACAGGTTCTGGATTTTCTGTAAAGGTTGCAACGCTAAACGGCGTGTTTACCTCAAGCGACCTAAACTTGTGGCAGTTTGATTCAATGTTCGATGCCCAAGGCTCTGGTGGACAGTTGCTGATTGGGCACGCAGGCCAAAACCTCGCGCAAATTGACTCTACCGTAAACACCCCCGTTTTTGGTGGCCCTATCAGCGGCACAACCATGGCTCCCCTGACTGACACCACGGGGACAGCGCCTACTGGTGACGTCATCTCCGTGTCTGGTGGCGTAGTTGTTCTTCACCCTTACGTCTTTGTGTACGGCGAGAATGGTCTGATTAAGAACTGTGTAGCAGGCAATCCCTACGATTGGAACGGCCCAGACTCTAACGAGACCAACTTAGCCTCTACAAAGATCGTCAAAGGTCTGCCCGTGCGCGGTGGTTCTAACTCGCCCTCTGGCCTTTTCTGGGCTTTGGACTCGCTGATTCGCGTGAGCTACACACCTACCACGGTGACCACTGGCGCAACATCCAGCACGTTCTACTGGCGGTATGACATTATCTCTAGCCAGTCTTCAATCTTGTCGAGCCAATCTGTGATTGAGTATGACGGCATCTACTACTGGTGCGGGGTTGATCGTTTCCTGATGTACAACGGTGTGGTCAAGGAAATCCCAAACACATTCAATCAAAATTACTTTTTTGACAATTTGAACTATGCCCAGCGTCAAAAGGTCTGGGCGCAGAAGGTTCCTCGCTTTGGTGAAATCTGGTGGTTCTTCCCCTCGGGTGACAGCCTTGAGTGCAATGACTGCGTGATCTACAACATCCGCGAGAACTGCTGGTATGACGGTGGACAGGCTCCCGGGGCTAGTCGCACTGCTGGGTACTTCTCTCAGGTGTTCCGCTTCCCCATCAATGCAGGAACCGAACTAAGCACAACCGATCTGGTGTTTTCGTCAAGCATTACAACCAACACCACTTCCGTCATTCAAGTCCCAATCACCAATCAAATTGCATTAGGGCAAGAAGTTATTGCAACAGGCATACCAAGCAACTCCACTATTTCAGCAATTGCTCCAAGTGCTACGGTGGGATACTTTAGCGTCACCTTAACCAATGCCGCTACAGCCTCTGCAACGGTCACAGCGACCTTCAATACGACTGCGGGTAGGATTACCCTATGGCAACACGAAATTGGCACTGACGAGGTTGTAGGCACGCTCTCGGATGCAATTGAAAGTTACTTTGAAACCAGCGACTTGGGTTTTGTGGCTGGTGGCCCTGCGCAACCTTCTCCTGCTGGAGACAACTTCTGGGTGAACATTGAGCGCGTGGAGCCTGACTTCATCCAAGAGGGCGAGATGACCTTCCAAGTCAATGGCAGGCCATACGCTCAGTCGCAAGATGTTCTTTCAGACCCGTACCCATTTGATTCAGATACAGGTAAGATTGATATGCGGCAACAACGCAGGGAAATTCGTTTGCGCTTCAAAAGCAACGTGCAAGGCGGAAACTACCAATTAGGCAGAGTCCTGTTGAGCGTGTCCTTTGGCGATTCGAGACCTTACTGATGCTTGCCGTCGTCTACGACCCTCGCTACCACACGTTCGATTCGTGGGCATCACTTATGTGCGAAGCCTATGCAGGTCAGCAGTTGTGCATTCCAAACGAAAGCACAGACTGGCAAGAGTGGGCCGCAGGCTTGAAGGCTATTGATGTTTTTATGAACGAGGGAATCCCCGGCCCCTACAACTTTAACAAGTGGCAGGACTGGGCTCAAGCCTTAGTCGGCGCTGTGAACCAACCAACGGAGCCGATGAGATGACAGATCAATCGACCCCAGCAAAAAAACCAACGTACCACAGTGAATACAGTGATTGGTCAGGCGACAATATTCAAGTAGAAGACACACCTGAATATACCGCCCAAATTGCCGCAAGTAAAAAAACGGCTGATGCCGCCGCCGCAAAAAAAGTATCTGATCTTGCCAGAACTGGAATGGGAAGTAAATTCAAAGAAATAGACGACTATCTTTCGGCCAATCAAAATCAAAGTGAATACACCGATCCTAAGACGGGGCTTATTTATTCCCGATACACCGACACTGGTGGCGGCGGATATGACAGCGGGGATACGGGGACAGGCGAAACAACTGGCTACAACTCGTTTGATCCAAAAACAAAAATGATTGGGATTTACGATACCAGTGGAAACAGAACCTCTTACAAAAAACAAGAAGTAAGTAAAGGTATGTTGGGCGACTTAATGTCCAGCCCAATCATGCCCATTCTTATTGGTGTACTTGCGCCAGAACTGTTGCCTGCATTGGGTTCGTTTGCCGCTCCAGCCGTTAATGCGGCGCTTCAGCTT